CCGTGCTCTAGTTCCTGTATGCCTTTCTCCTCCTCAAATACACTTAATCTTTCGTTTAAGTCCTCGTATTCTGGGTTAGCACTCTGTTCTTGTTGTTCAGGAACAGAATCCATAGCATACCTATTATCTAAACCAAACGAGTTATAAGTATCTACATCGTCTTCATAGAAGTTCTTGATGTGTCCTCTTAGGTCTTCGCTTTCGTTTAGTGCGTTGAACAACTTTCTCATAGGTGCGAGTTCTTGAGCTTTTTGAGTATTTGACTGTTGCCAATTCGTCTGATTGTCAGCAGCCTCACGCCAATTCTGTATTTCATCATAGCTAAATACGTCATCACCGATCACTAACTCATAATCGTTTAAGTCAATCTCGTCACTTATGTTTGCAGATTCCTCTGCTCCATCCGATGCTTCATATTGCTCCTGTGGAGTTACATCAGTTGGTTCTTCTGAAGACAACTTATAATCTTTCAAGTCTTCTTCAGTTACCTCTACATTATTATAGGGATTTGGCATAAGACACCTCCTTGGGTTGGTCTTGGTTTTTTAAATTATTGTACATTAAGTTCTTACTTCTTTAAGAAATACATTCTCTTTTACTAAATCAGCTTTGTAGGTTTTACCTCTTAATTTAACAGCACTTTGTTTTCTACCACCTAAATAGTTGCTAAAAGCTGTATTAAAAATATCTGTTTTTCTTCTGTCTACACCTGATCTACTTGAAACTTCTACCTTTCCTAGTTTATTTAACTCATAACCTCTATCACCTATATCTCCTGTTATATCTAAAAGAGCTCTAGTTCCTCTAGGTGCAAACCCTGTGTTATAAACAGGTCTTCTTAAGTCACCTGAAATATAAAAGCTACTTTCTTGAAGAACATTTTTACCTACTTTTTCTTCTTCTCTAGTTGTTTTTACATTAAAAGATGGGTTAAATATTTGTGCTAGTCTTGATTGTCTTGCACTTTTACCACCTCTGCTTTTTGCAGCTGACTTTGCAGGTCCTTTACTTTTTGCTTTTATACCTTTTTTCTTTTTTAATTTAGCTTTCGCCATAGTTATCTCCCATATACTTTACGTTGTTTAATATTACTTACCATTTGAGCATTACTACCCATTCTTGCTACTTTTGGATTGTTAGACTGTTTTGCAGAAAGGATGCATTCCTCAGTGACTCCTGGGTATCCATTGCTTACACACCATTCTCGTAAGGTTAATCCCTTATTCTTCTTCAGTTTGCTGTCTGCCAAAACCCATACCCTCCCTTAGTCTTAGTTGTGCATTCTCTATATCAGCAGGGTTAGTGGATTGTTGCATTGTTTGCATATCCTTCTGCATTTGCTCAACAGCAAGTTTTTTCTGCTCTAATATCTCGTCTAGTATCTCTTGAGAGATATCTTTCTGTGTCCATCTCCAAAACTTTTCTTGGTCAAGTAGACCCATTTGTATTAGGTCCATTGCCTGATCCATACGACTTGCTCTTGACTCAGGTAAACTACTACCTGGTACATACTTAAAGTCCATATCAGAGTCTATGTCATATGGCATTACTTGTTCAAATTCATATCCTGCACCATCCTGTGCAAATTTTCTTACGCTTATAGCTTCTTCGTAGTTCCTATGTAATAATTTTAGGGTTAGTTTGTATAAGTCTAGTATAGCATCTGTACCCACCTCACGCTCTTTAGCTCTAATTACTTGCTGCGATGCCTCTTGTAATTGCTGTATAGCTCGTGATGCAGTAACACCAGAAGGACTACGACCTTGCGTAATATCGTGTACACCACTTACTGTATCTGTCATCTGCATTAGTGTTTGCGACATAGGTAAGGTAGATGAGGACATATTACCTGCATCTAGCCTTTGTATTTGTTCGTGTGGTCCATTAGTGTAGTAAACTTTACCAGGCTTATCGCTTGGTCTATTTCCTACCTCTTTAGCTAGTGACTTACTCATAATCATAGCAGGGTTACCGTGGTATATAATATTATCTATACCCTGTGATAGCAGTATTGCTGTACCTACAGATAAACTTTCAATAATCTCAGGCTCACCCTTACCCCATAGGTGATGTGCATCTGCGTAATTCTTAAACATAACTAGAGGTATATCCTCGTATGGTGACTCTATTAATTGTAGTAACACCTTACCTGCCCAGGTAGCTAACATTAGTTTGTCACCTTCCCAGAACCAGCATTCCTTTAATAATACTTGCCCACCGTACACACCCTTACCTTCTTCTGACTGATTATACGCAGGTGATTTACTTACGTAGTCAGTTCTCATACCACTTGATACACCTGTAGTACCACCAGATGCTGTAGTTACTTGTGATATAGAGTCCTCAGTATCGTCTTTATCTCTTATAAAAGACCTGTACTCATCCATAGAACCTTCAGGCTTTACAAACTTTCCATTCTCAAACATCTTTCTAACTTCTTTTAGGTACGTAGGTGTTGCAAATGTTACGTACTTTGCGTTGTCAATTTCTGTAGCCAGAGGGTCAAAGAACACAGTGTATACATCAGGCACCACAAAAGATGCCCTACCTTCGTTATATATTACTTTGACAAATCCGTTGCCATACAGTAACCCATCTCTTTTCATCATATTGATGGCTTTACCTGCTTTTCTTTTATCCAATTCACTGTCAACAGCGTCCTGAGCTATCCTGGCTGATTTGATTTGGTCTTCCCTCTTTGGCATTATATCCACTTTAGGAAACCGATCTGTAAGGATGGAGTAGATAGTCTCAAGCGTACTGTGTATTGTGTTGGCTACAATTCTAGATTTATACTTTGGTAGGTTAAAAGGTTTAAAGAAGTCACCGTTGTACAGTTCTTCGTTACGTCTCCATCTTTTAATCTTATGTGACTTAGCCTTCTTAGCTGCCTGGAACATACTATTAAGCATCTTAAGTTTTTTAGTTTCTTCTACAGATGGTTCGTACCTGTTACTTGTACTCATATTCTCTGTATTACCTGCTACATCGTATTGATCGGGCATTATTTACCTACCTTCGACATCGCCATATTATGTGCTTCAGTAAATGTTTTACCATCACGCATTAGAGATGCCATCATATTCATATGTTTGTTAGAGTGATGCACACTATGTTTTGTTAGTGCAGCATTTTGTCTATCACTTAGACCTTCATAGCTTACTAATTTCTTTTTTCTAAGTACCATCTTTGCCATAATTAACCTTTATAAATCTTTTTTAGTTTAGCTTTTCTTTTATTCTTTTTACTGTTTGGAAAACCTTTTTTCATATTAGCATAATTCTTATCAGATATAGTGGAGTTAGCCTTAGACCTACTAGTACCTGCTTTCTTTCTTTTATTTATATTTTCGTATAAACTCATATTTTTATCCTTATGAACATTTACAGTTCCATTTTCTAAGTGACTTATTTATTCTGCTATTTGGGTCGTTAGCAGTCTCAGCACTTGTTAATCGTTTCTTCATACCACACATTCTTTTACAGAACGCCTTTCTTCTTAATGCAGACTTACTACCTTTCTTTAATTTAGATGGTTTAGTAGTTACTGCCATACTTAGCGTAGAGCCTGGGTTAGCTTTTCTATAAGATGTAATACCTTTCTTATTTAAGCCACCACTCTTACTCTTACCTTCTTTTCTTTGCCAAGCAGGTGTTTTAGCCATTAATAATTACCTGAACCACCCTCTTCTTTTATTTTCTTTTTCTTACGTAAAACCATCTTAGGTTTAGTTACTTTACCATAGCTCTTAGACATTGGTTTACTTTTATTCTTTTTAGATGCTACGCCTTTCTTATTTTCTTTTCCGTATGACATTGCTGTCTCTCCTATTTATTAAAATCATAGTTCCAATTTTCATCTTCTGGCATCATCAGATTATCTATCTGCTGTTGCAAGATAGGTTTATCCTTCTTACTCTTAGTTGGTGCAACTACACTTGTTAAAGCATATCGACACGCATCCACTGCGTGGTCCTCAGCTGTTGTATCTAAATCTTCAGGGTTCTTCTCATCCCTGATCATAAGTGGTATAGTTCTTAGTAGGTTAGGGCAAGTCCCTTTTATGACATAAAAATTTGGCTCTATACCTTCATCAAAGTGCATCAACTGTGCCATATTTCTCCAACCATTAACTCTATTGTTATTAGCAGGTTGTAAGTTGGACACACCTGAATCCATCAAAGCTAATGCTATTGACTTATCACTATACATTGTTGTAGCTGGATTGTTCCACGACATTGGATTGCGTATCCACATCGATGGGTCACCTAAAGCCATAACAACATCGTCCTCTTGATTTATCTTAGATATCTCCTCACCCCACTCACCTGGATGTTTTTCGTTACCATACAACTCTCTATATACAAAGACCTTATTATCTCTTGTAACCTCTATCCATAAACAACAAAAAGGTGCTGCGTAACCCCAATCAATACCCATATACCTGTGGTTTATATGCGAACCAAATCCTAGTTCCTTAGCTCTAGACTCTGTTATCACGTGTTTCTTATCTGTAAACTCTGTGAAAAACTGTCCTGCGTAAACGTCCCAATCGCCTGAACGCCAGGCAGAGCGTAGTGGTTCTGGAAGTGATTCTAGAAATGCCACATAATCTGGGTCGTTTTTGACGAGCGTTGGATTATCGTCAATAGTCGCTGGTACATACATTCTATACCTCCCACTTATAGGGTCCTTAAATGCTTTATTAGATGCTTTATCGCCTATACGCCACCTTGCTTTCACCCAAGCGTGTCCTTGGTTGCCAGGGTTTGTTGTGCAAAATACTTGTGGTGCTATACCTTGGACTGTTGATCGGCAACTACTAATTAATTTTAAGTATTGTTGCTCATCAGGTATTTGAGTTAACTCCTCAATTACTATCCTTTGGTATTCGTGACCTTGATAACGCTGAAATGCGTTCTCGTTTTGCAAATGCCCTGTGCGTATTTTAGCGGCAGATGGGAAGGTTATTGTAGGTGGTTGTCCTGTTATTGATGCTGTTGGGTACATCCTTTGTGCCCTATCTATCCAGTCAGTCAAGTCTATACTATTACGTCTTATAACTAGACCTCTAAACTCAGGGTTATCAGTATGCTTTAGTAGCCATACAATACCTGCATCTGTCTTACCACCACCACGTGAACCACCATATAACGTCTCATATACATCACTTACTGATAGTACATAAGTTTGTGGACCAGGGTGTGGTTTCCACAAAGTATTATTGCTTGTCACTTGCCTTCTGCTCTGGCATAAACACAAATCCACGTTCGTTATCAATATCCATCTTAATCTCTTGAGATTTTAGTGATGGTATTAATTTGTCAACTATTACTTTAGCTGCGCTCATCGCTTCTTTATGCTCATCATCTGTGTTAAGTGTACTTGCTATTTCAAAGAGCTTATTTATCACAACCTGTGATGTTTCGTTTTCTCTAAATTTATCTATTATAGTAGTCCCAGACTTAGGTCTGCCACCTGGATTACCTGATTGTCCTGGTGAAAATTGACCATTCTTTTGCCTGTTTTTAGCCTGTTCTGAGGTTTCCATTATCTTTCGTTAGGATTAGACTCATAAGACTTTCTACGACTTATATTAGCCATCCCACCTTTAATTTTATTCATATTCTTCCACATATCATCTGTGTAGTTCTTTACTGTAGATGAATCAGCTTCTAGTCCTGTGTACTCCTCTACAAACTTCTTAACATCTTCCTTGCTTGTAAAGTTATTGAACTTGGGGTCTGATATCTTAGTTTCTATTAATCTAGATAGTAATTGAGCACCATCATCTTTATTAGCAAATTGTATTGTGTTATACTCCCTACCATCTGATCCTTTAAATTCTTTACCTTTTTCTATACTTATACCTAGTTCTTCAGCTAGTTTTTCCATACCTGGAGTATATATAACTGCCCCTGGATTGTTGTGTGTATCTGACCTATTACCACCTTCAAACTTCTTTATAGTATCTATTACAGCTTTTTGTTTAGGATTGTCTTGGGTTTCCTGGTTTCGCAGTGCATCAACAGCTTCTTGTAATCTTTGTCCAGGACGTTTAAGTTTAGATTGTGGTGCATCTTCTTCAGGTCTTATTTCCACCTCATCCATTTCAAATGCGTTTCTTGGTTCTGGCTTTTCAAATAATTTTTTTATTTTATCGGCTATTGGTCTAGGTCTTTCTTCTGTGCCTTCTCTGCTACCTGCCATTGATGAGCTGTAGCGTATTTCTTGCTGTATATCATCAATCATCTTAGTTCTATCTTCTTCTGATAAATCTTGATTGTTTAAAACTTCACCTAGCAGCTCGTATATTTCACCTCGTTTCATCATAGTCATAGGTAATACACCACGTTTTAATAATCTTAGGTTAGGTGATGTACGTAGACCCCTATCTATTGGGTCTGCTATTTGTTCTTTAAAATCTTTTGCTAACTCACCTGGTGCTGATTTTATGTCTTTAATTGATTCTTGTACATCTGCCTTAGCACCTTTTAATCTATTTTCGTATGTTACTTGCTCTGAATCAGGTATTTCTTCACTTACTGGTGGGTTATCTTGTTTCCGTTTAGCATCCATTCTAGCTTGAAATTCTGCTTTTGTTTCTACCTCAGAACTTTCACCTGATGCTAGTCTTTCTTGTTCCT